GCTAATTATCGTTCACAGGGAAATCCCCTCCAGCTTTCGCTAATTAATCCAAAGTGGAAAATTCCACGTAGATCAATTGATTAAAGTGTAGATAGATATTCTTTTATATCCGCGACTCCCAGGAAGACTCACACAAGGACTACCGTCCTTGTTAAATCTCATGGGCTTAGGGGCAAAGGCTGGAAGGCCAATACCCGCAAGCAGCCTCAGCTGCGCTTCGGAACTCTCACTACCTTTCCACTTAAAAGGGGTTTCCCCCCTCATGTAGATGTGATAGTATGGGAGGACACCATCCCCGGGCTGGAATGCCCGAGTATCACGCCGATCTCTCAGCGTGAAGGTGTCAAAAAGAAAACCTGCATACCCGATCTCACGTTTGTGAGGGCGAGGGTGCCAGTCACCTAAAAGATGACCGTCACCATAGCCTTCGGGGCCAAACAGATGCAGCATAGGGTGTATAAGTAATAACACACTCGATGCATAATCATGTTGGCATGTGCGCACGTAGTAATTATGCAGCACAAACAGGCCGGCCGGGCTCACCAGTTTTTTCTGGTAGTACGGCCGAATATCAAAACCACGAAAATAGTCTGCTCCGCAAGATTCACGGAAATGACCGCTCCAGTAGGACTTCGCCGTATTAATGGTAAAGCCTGCACATTGGAGCACCTCGATAACTTGAGGCACACGAGCAGATGGACAAATAATATCGTCTCCATAAATTGAGACGGTATCACGTTCATCACAGCAAGCTGCTGTGAGAGCATAGAAAATCATGCTCTCTAAGGGGAATGTAAAACCATTCCCCATGCTCGAGAACTTCTCTTGGTTAATTACTAAACCTTTGTAAGTAACCTTCCGGGTCCTGAACACATTCAAAAAATGTGCCCAGTCCAGAGGGAGCAGGTGATACACCAGCTCCCGAGAAATTGTGTCAGAGGCAGAACTAAGGTCCAGCGTTGCTAAAGCGCCGGTTAACGAACCTTCACGGGCCAGACGCTGATTTATCGTCTGATCCTTGAGGTTGATACCGAATGCTTGCAACCTATCGTTAAGATAGTCATTGAGGCCGAGCTGTACAAGTCCGTTCAGGACCGGCTCGACCACAGTGGCTCGATGGGTTTTCGCATTCTTCGTGACGAAGCCTAGACGTCCTGTTGTAACCTCGACAGGTACTAGGTCCACCTCTGAGTCACCACTGGGAGATCCCAGCAGCTCACAGATAAGTGGAAGCTCTCTTAGTACAGCACCGCTGTACGGGAAGAGTTCTTCGCTACAAGAAATACCGGCCTGCAATTTCTCGCGGGTCGAGGCATCTCGTTTCTTAGTACGTGTTGTCGCACCTGGTCCGAATCGAAGTTTGAGCTCAGAAAGCTCAGGAACGTCACCTAAAATCTTGGATATTTTACGCTGAGCGCGGTAGAAAACCGCTTCAACGCCTAGGGGGAAACTAAAACCCCCTTTGGACCACAGATTAAAGATTTCGTTTGTCTCACGACACTTCAATTCAGCCAACTGGAACTGTGCAAATGCTACTGCTTCGCGGTCGACTCCAATGTCGACAAACTCTGACTTCGAATAGAAGGCGAGGGCTTGTCGGCAATGGTAAAGGTCGGCTGCGGATGCAGTATCATCATAGCGCAGATCCCAGTTGCACAGAGCAAGGTAATCATCGCTAGTAATACTAATAGCAATGTTTGCCCCCTCTGTCCCGCCTTCGCGGGCGTGGGCAAGTGCAAGTTCCTTGATGATCTGAAGAGATTCATGCTGGGTATACTCATCGGTCCACGCGCTTAACTTGCGCATAAAATCCTCCTTAGGGAGAGAGTGTGGATGCTGTCTCAAGATGAAACAGCGTTAGCTGGCAAACCTGACTTAGGTTGGCATCAGCAGGAGATCAAACAGGTCAGCAACAGGACCCACCGTAACAGGTGTTACAGTAGTTGCAATCCCGTTCGTGACATTGACTGCTAACTGACGTACAAGACGTCGGCCACCAGCAGTGCCACGTTCGGAAAAGTAACCGATCGTTTCCATAGTATCCACAAACGCCACCTTTGGGGGAGCGGTGTAGCCCGACGAGTTGTTACCAGCGATGGCTTCCATCACCGGAATTGCAACACGAGAATTGACCCGATAAATTCCTGAGCCGAGCTTTTTCATGGTCATATTAATAGACCCTTGAGCAGCATCCGGAACAGCAATATTCGTTTCCTTCCAGAACGCTGTGACGACACCTTTTTCACGGGTGACGCTTTGCGGCGAGAAGGTATGAACAACGGGTACAGTAGCGCCATCAAAGGCGACAATGTTAGCAATAGCAGACATTGTAATTCTCCAATATAATAAAGCAGGGAGGAAGGCTGCTTCAGCATGAATACATGCTTGGTTACCACTTGGACAAAGTTGTCAAAATGGGGTCTAACCTAGCGTCGATAAACGGAACTTCCTTTTAACGAAACTTGGGTCAGTAATGCAACAGCGTTTGCTGCATGCATGTAAGACGCTGCCTTACTCAAAGGTTTAAATCTCGGAGTGGGGACAGACAAGGTAGTAGATACAGTACGACTGGTTGTAACAACCTTTCGTTTGTAGTTGCTATTACCGCCATCAGAAACAATAGTAGGTGGCATACGATACCCATGTACGATCACCTTCTTAGTGATGGTGGTAATAAAAGTCCCGGTAAGATGGGATGCGAATGAACGCGCAGAGAGATATTGACCGATTGGAATGAACCAATCAGCAACGAAACTCCACGGCAGTAATTCCCATAACAAATTAGAAGGATCTTGAAGTCCAAGCTTCGCGATTTGCGAAGGCTCCTCTCTCAACCGAGCAACAATTTTGCCATATGCGAAGGATTGTCCTTCAAAGTGGCTACCGTTGGTGTTCGAGTCGATTTTGACCTCCCTTCGGAGGGTCTGAGTATAGGACTTTACCGCTGGTGCAGACAGAGAGTGTGCAATGTACGTTGCAGCATTGAAGGCGTCCTGTACTAAGGGACGCCAACCATACTGCAGCTCAAGCCACGCCGCTGATAAAGCCTTAGCATTGGTCTTATTAGTTCGACCACTGTTAGGCTTCACGAGGCCTGTCAACGCTGTCGCAGCGCGTCCCACCTGTCCTTTACGGACAAGGCGGTACGCTTTATAAATGCGAGTGGCCGCATTGGCGAGTAAGCCAAGCGTCTGATGCGACGTCCCCAGAAACAGGGACATGTCGAAGTCAGAGCCATTGATCTTCTCTTTAAGCTTCCCGACCAGAGCAATCTGGTCGTTGGCTGTCCAGGGACAGATCACAGGGTAAGCACCCATGTAAGTGACAGTCGAACGATTGGGGTACAAATTGTGCATCGTCGAATAAACATCACTTACA